ACGAAGGCGTCGAAGAAGCCCGTCGTGAAGTCGATGGTATCGAGGACCTGCGCGTCCTGAACGACCTTGGTCATGTTGTGGTCAAGGCCGCGGAGGATCACCTGATTGTTGACTTCGATGTCGTTCGGGCTGGCGACGATGCTTTCGATGACGTGATTCCCGGCCGAGTAGATCCGCGTGGAAGGCTTGTCGAGATCGACGTCCACCGCGCACAGGCGGCCCAGGGCATCGAACTTCGGCTTCTTCCCGACGGGGAACATGCATTGATAGAGCGCGTCGAGAGGCTGGGTATTGACGATCTGATTCGAGACGTGGAGCAGGGTGAAGCCCATCGCCCCGAAGAGGATCTCCTCGACTCCGAGGCCCATGTGCTTCCAAGCGATGTGGTAGGCGAGTTCGCCCACGTCGGTCCCGGAAGGAAAGACGTCCGTCGTGACCGGCGGGCAGCTGAGGAACCGCTCCTCGCGCCCTAGGGCGTTCGCCGTCAAGCCTTCGGAAAGATCGGCGCGCGTGCCCTTGTTCTCTCCCGGGCGCCCGCGGAAGGTGCCTGTGAATGCGGGAACCCAATCCGTATCCCGGACGCGGCGATCGCCTTCCAAGATCCGGACGATCACCCCGTCGGCGATGAAGCCGCGTCTGAAAGTCCCCACCGGAAGATTCTTCCGGAAGCTGATGGTCGCGCGGGTGGGGGAAGGCGCATCCGCCTGCTCATAGCCGACGTTTTCCTGGATCTGGACCTGCTCGACGAAGTCCGTCAGGTCCAGCGGAGCGTCGGCAACCTGGCCGGTTGCTACGTCGGCGATGTCCACCCGGAGCGGATTCCAGACCAGCACTTTGAAGGCGGGATAGCGAAGCATGGACCCTGAGATTCTGTTCAGGATCGATCCGGCCATTAGGTTTCGGCTCACGCGCTCACCTTCGCCGTGCGATAGAATTCCATCTCGGAATCCGGGAACCAGTAAGGCGCGGCAACGGAAACATGGGCGAGCGCCTCGCTGTACTTCCAGGTATTCGCGCCGTGGCGCACATAGACGAAGAGGTCGGCGTTCGGGATGACGGTCCAGGTCGCCCCGCCGGCGACGGCCGCATTCAGAAAGTCGACCTTCTCATTCATGGTCCGATGCGGGAACCGAGCGCCCGTCTTGAGGACGGAGCGCAGGTATAGGGCGCTCCCGTCGTGAATCGGGAGCCTGAGATTCGTCGCGCCGTTCCCGATCCAGTTTCCCCGGCCCTCGATCTTCCACCACCGGACAGGGTCGCCGGCCGATAGGACGACGTTACGCTTGAAGCCGACGATCTGGGCGGTGCCCAGGATCAGCGGCTCGATCTGGCGGATCACCCGGCGCGGCGAGATCCAATCGTCATCGTCGTGAAAGCCAAGGATTTCCCCCTGGGCCATCGCGTGCCCGATGTTATGCTTCTCCCCGAGCGAGAGCTTGTCGCCGAGCTTGATGTGCCGGACGCGCGGGACGCCCGACAGGTTCGGCCTCTTATCCGGGTCGCTGTCGTCGACCACAATCAACTCGCAGTCCCGGTAGGTCTGGGCCTGGAACAGCTTGACCGCATGGGCGAGATACTGGGGACGGTTCCACGTCGGGCAGACTAGGGAGACGAGGGGATTACCCAACGCGCACCCCCTCGTCGGCGAGATCTGAATTCGCCCAGAATGCGAGCATCTCGCGGGGGATCCAGGGAGGACAGTCGACCGGATCGCAAAGCTCGCGGACGTCGAAGTCCCAGCCGACCCGGGAATGGCGCACATAGACGAAGGCGCCGTCATTCGGGATCTCGATCAGCCTTGCGCCGCGTGCGCGAAGCACTCGGAGGAGATCCAGCTGTGAGCCCTGAAGGACGTCCTCGGAGACGCCTTCGAGCAGGGAAGCCCGCCAGACCGCAGTCCCATCATGGAACGGAAGCCCAGAAGCGAAACCCGGCTTCGCCTCGCGGTCCCACTTCTCTAGGGTCTTCCGGCTCCATCTCCAAAAGAGCGGATCGGGAACGCTCGCCAGTAACTTGACGTGGAAGCCGACAACGTCGGCCTTATCCTCCATCAGGGCTTGAGCCTGGAGCGAGAGGCGTCGATGGTCGAAGTAGTCGTCGTCGTCCCAATAGCCGATGAACTCCCCGCGGCAAAGCGGGAAGGCGAGGCGGTGCTTGTGGGTGATCCACGTCGGAGAGGGAAGCCGAACGTGACGGATCGGAAGCCCCGCGACGTTCGGGGCATCCATCGATCCGTCGTCCATGATGATCATTTCCTTCTTCGGCCAGGTCTGGGCCATGAAGAGGTCGATCGCCTTTCGGAGAAAGAGCGGCCGGTTACAGGTCGCCGTGATGACCGAGACGAGGCCGGGCTCTAGTACGCGCACATATCAGCCCCGGTTCCGCCGAGGCCTCCGATGGGCATCCCCGAGATGTCCCGCGCCTTGGGGCCGGGGATCGCGATGGGGCTTGAGACGTGGTCGCCGTCGATCACCACGACGTTCAGGAAGGCGACAAGATCCGAGCGCAGCTGGACGACCGAGAACGCGATGGTGAGCCGCTGGGGCGAGCCGTAAGGGGAAGGCTCGACGGGGCTGTCTCCGGGAAGGACGAGCGGGAGATAGTCCTCGTCCGAGCCAATCTGCTCGAGGTCCGCACCGGCCAGCGCCTTGCTATTCGCGATCCACTTCTCTTTCCGGACGCGGAGCTTAGGGGAAGCCCCGACGGCGGTCCCGTGGACGGTGACGACGAGGAGATCCTGGGAGAGCGAAGAGCCCTCGACGCCTGCCACGACCTGCACGCCCGGCACGCTTGCGACGGCGGGACAGTCCGCGGGGAGTGCGGTCCCAGCCTTGAAGTAGGGCGAGGAGCAAGGCTCGGAGAAAGGTGGATCGCACAGCGTATCATCCGGCGCCGAGACCAGGAACTTGATCGGGACGTCCACGAAGAACGAGGAATCCCGGGCGGAGCGGAAGCGGACGGTGATTTCCTTCAGACCCGCCGTATTCTGGATCTGGATCGACCGGCGGGTATAGATGATGTCCTGGGTGATGGGATTGACCTGAACCCCAACGCCTTCGGTCCCAGGGGTCTTGTCGAAGAACGAGACGAACAGGGCGCCGCCGTAGGGCTTGCGGAAGCCCGCTTCCGCCTGCTGGCCGCCCGAGCGAGCGAGAACCTGGAACTCGTCGTTCCACGAAGACATAAAGTCCACGTCGACGTCGATCCAGTCCCGGCTCACGTTCACGATCGAGAGCGGGATCACGACGGGGAGGAGCGTCACGGAGTCGAGCGCAGCCGTGCCGTTCAGCGTCACGACGTCGGCGTCGTAGTTCTTGATCCAGAATTCCCGCTCGACGGTCCCGCCTTCAGTCTGGAAGCGGACGAAGTTCTTGACCGAGCCGGTCGAGGCGTCTCCCGCCACGGTGCGCCCGCTGCCCGCGCGGAAGTCGAAGGTCGCATACTGGCCCGCCGGCGAGGCCTGGGAAACGAGGTTCGCTCCCGGGATGCCCTGGTCCTGGTACAGGTAAAGGGCGATCAGGCGGTCGTTCAAGCCCATGGCGATCTGGAGATGGACCCCGAGGCCCGCGAGGATGGGATTCCCTGGATTCGATCCCGCCCTGCTCAGAGTCGCGATCTGCTTGTTCAGGATCACGTTCGCGCTCTCGCGCGGGGCATTCAGCGCAGGGACGACCCCGGCGATGCGCGGGGCGTTCGCCCGCTGGGTCCGGCTCCAGTCCGGGCTTTTCATTTGAGGACGGCCGTAGGTGTTGCTCATCTCATGCACCCGTGAAGGTCAGGACTCCCGCCGGGGCCTTCGCCTCGGTGATGAACTTGAACATGATCTGGAGCGGCTCCGTCGTCATATAGGGCTGTTCGCTCCCGATCTCCTCCAGGTGGTAGCCAGTCCCGTTGCCGAGCTTCACGTCGATGAGTTCGATCGCGTAGAAGTAGGGCGACAGGTCCGGGCAATGCCAGCCCAGATAGTCCCCGTCCGGGAGCGGAGTCTGCAGGTACTCGTAAAGCTGCCGGAAGAGGTCGACGGTCGTCTTCAGGTCCCCGCCCGCGTTGAAGGTCTCGGTGATCACCACGTCGTCCCGGAAGTCCGGGTAGCGGATCAAGGCCGTCCCGCCTTCCGTCCGGGTCAGGACGCTCTTGACGGTCCGCAGGACGTCGTAGTCGAAGCCGTCCGTCCGAGGGATCTCCGGGTAGAGGATGTCCGGGAGGTAGGGATGGACCAGCCGGCGCCCGCCGCCCTTGAGGGGGAAGAAACGGGCATCCTTCTGCCTTGCCGTCCACCCGGGACGGGTCCAGGGGATCCGGGGCCCCAGGAAGGCCTGGAAGGCCCCAGGAGCGAAGCCCAAGACGGAATTGACTCTCCGCATCAGGCAACCCCCGGCGTCGCGGCTACGTCGAGCAGGTCGCTTACGATGAGGTCCGGGCGGTTCTTGCCCGTCGACCACGACAGCGTCGCCTTGACCCTGGAAAGCTCCCCGGTCTCCAGCGGGTCGCCGTCTGGGATATCCTCGGTGGCGAGCAGGCGATGGGCCTTGGTATCGAAGGTCCGGATCCGGATCAGGACGGGATTCCCCGCCTGGTCGTAGTCCAGACCGTCCTCCATGGAGTTCTCCCCGGAGAAGCCCAGGAGGCGCAGGAGCTTGAAGTCGAGCTCGAGGAGCTCGTTCCCGACGGTGTCGAGGTCGTAGACGTCGAAGGCGGCATCGATCGTCTCCCCGGCCGCCAGAGTGCCGTCCCATTCCATGCGGACCTGGGTCGTCGAGAGGAGCCGCAAGGTCGCCCCGCGGCGCGCCTTCTTCTCCCGGACCTCGTAGGCAACCTGCATCGTATCGCCCGTCGAGATCGAGAACTCGAGGCGCAGGTTCGTCGCGCTGGTCAGGTAGGCCACCACTCCGCTCTTCCCGTCCGAGCGGTTCTCCCGGAAGGTCGCCGCGACTTCAGAGGCGGTGACATCGACCGAGGTGATGGTGATGTCCTTGGGCGACGTGTCGGCGTCCGTCAGGGACACCCGTCCAGCTTGGACGCTCACGTCCTGCCGACGGTCTCGGATCCGAGCCACGACGAACGAGGAGGCCGTCTTGATGGCCGAGAAGGCGCTGGAGTCCTTCGGCCCCGCCCCGTCCGAGGAGGTCGCCGAAATGGTTCCGCGCCGGACGAGAGTCAGAGAAGCCATACCCGTATCCCTTTCTTATGGGGTTGCAAGTGCCACGTTCGAACCGCCGATTCCGCCCCGCCCGCCGCTCCCGGTCTTGCGGTCGATGGACGCGAGGTATCCGATCGCCATATCGAGCCGCTGGACCACAGGGGCGACCGCGCGAGCGAGGTCATCTGAGACGGTCGCGATTGCGACGGATGACGGCCCCGCCACGATGCCGCGCACCGCCTGGGAGCTTGTGACCGCGCTCTGGACGGAGCCGAAAGAGTCGGAGCCTTTCGAGCCGAGCTTCGAAAGGACCGCGCCAGCGGCGCCGAGGATCCCCGTAAGCGCGAGGCCGATCCCCTCGCCAGCGACGCCGGTGATCGCCTTGAATGCTTCCGTGAGCCCGGTCTCTAGGCGCTTGATCGTCTGGTCGACCATATTGGCGAAGAGGTTTTGACCGATCGACGCGAGGGCTTCCATGGGCTTCTTCGCGTTGATCAGCGCATCCCGGAGACCATCGCCGACGGACGTCGAGAAGGTCGAGGCGAGGTCGTTGACCGCCTTTACCTGGTCGTTGTAGGCCTTCGCCGCCCTCTCCTTGTCTGCCGCTGATTGGATCTCGTCGAAGGAATGAAGACGCGCGAGGATCTTATTCCTCTGGTCATCGGTCAGCCCATACTTGTTCGCCTCGTCCTGGAGCTTCGCGTTGTCTAGGATCAGGCGATCAAACTCCGACCTCGCGTCCGAGAGGCTCTTCGCAGCGATCTCCGCCGGCTCCGCGACCCCAAACTGGAGAGCCTTCTGCCCGACGATCTCGGTATTCTCAAGCTCCTTGTTGAAGGCCTTCGTCGCATCGGTGATCTTAACCGCCGCTGCGAATTGCTTATCGAAGAGCCCCGTCTGCTGAATAGTGTCTTGCTGCCCGCTTAGGCGCGTCCTCTCGAGGTTGAGGGCTGAGATCTTGTCCGTCCGATCGCTCCCGAAGAGGCCGGGGTCGGTCGAGTTGAGCTTCGCGATCTCCGCCGAGATCTCGCGGAGGCGTTTGAGGTTCGATGCATATTCTGCCTCGGTCAGGCTCAGCTTGCGGGAAAGGTCCTCGCCGTAGGTAGACCCAAAGACCTTCGCGACCTTCGCCGCGTCCTCGAGGGCGTTCTTGAGCTCGTCGATTCGCTTCGTGCTCTTCTCGAGCTGGTCCGTCCCCTCGTCCTGCGCCTTGATCGCGTCCTCCCAGGCACGGAAGAGGAAGCTCTCGATCGCGACGCCGATGGCGATCAGCCCACCGCTCGCTAGGGATAACTTGTCGCCGAAGAGTTGCATCGAGGCCGCGGCGGTCGAAACTCCGTTCGATATTCCCTGGAAGAGATCCCGGAACGGTCCGGCATGTTGGGAGAGCGTAATCAGCGCAAGCTGGACCGAGAGGATCCGGTTCGCCGAGCGGCCGAGGGTGAAGTTCGATCTTTGGTGCGCCTGTTCCGTCTCGTCTACCGCTTGCCGCTGCTGCTGGAAGCCTACGGCCGCATTCCGCGATTCCGCTCCGACCGTAGCGAGCGCCGTCCTAACCCGTGGCGCGGCCGTCTCGATCTCGGTAAAGACCTGAACGGACGTGTCGAGTTCCGTGAAGGCGACCGTAACCTCGCTGCTCGTCTGGCCGAGGCTCGAGAGCGTATCCTTCGCGGAGGCGATCCCCTTGTTGAAGTCGTCCAGTTGGGCCCGGAGCGCAACAAAGATGCTTCCTGCATCAAAGCCGTCAGGCACGAGCCACCCCCTTGAAATCGTTCAATATTGGAGGTACTCTTAAGGACGGAGGCGAACTATGGCGAAGCTCGGATCGGCACTCCCGGCTCTTCTCGTCCTGGCGGTCCTCGGGCTCGCAGCCCGTCCAGCGAACGACGACGCCGGAAAGCTCGACGAGATCAAGGCCCTCCTTACGGAGAGCCTTCGGATCCAGAAGGCGGAGGTCCATCGTCGTCTCTTCCCGAACCATCGAGTCGGGAGTCGGTGCGACTACGATGAGAGATGCGCCGGCCTCGACGGCTTGGCGAAGGCCCACAACCGCGCCTACTCGCATACCTGGACCGAGGATTGCGGCGCCGGGAAGTGCGCCGCAAAGGAAGAGGCCTATCAGAAGAGCCTGAAGGACCAGCGCTAGGCCATGGCCTTTCTCTACTGGCTCTTCATGACCCCGCTCGGGAAGACGGCCTTCATCGCCTACCTTCTCGCGACGGCGATCGCCGTCTGGAGGAGCGACCGGAAGCGAAAGCCCCTTCCGATCCCGACCTTCGACCTCGAGAGCATCCTTCTCCGACCGAGCCCGAGGGCCCGAGACTTCCGCAGCAACTAGTAGGCTCATCCCCTCGTCATCATGGGCAGGACGACATCCATGAGCTTCTGAGCCGCTACGGAGTGGTGATCCATTCCGGCTTCCCCGCGGGCTGCCGCCTGATCCGCCCGAACTAGCGCGATGACCCTCTCGAGCGACTCCGAATACTTCTTCCCGACGTCCCCCTTCGAGAAGACCGCCGCGATCGCCGCGAGGGCCGCCCGATAGAAAGCCTGCTCCCGCTTCGTCTCGATCTCGACCGCAACCGGGAGCATCAGATTGACGAGATCCATCGACCAGGGACCGTCCCAGGCGAGGAGCTCCGACATCGTCGCTATTCCGGATGCGCATATCGTTCCTAGACTGGATTCGAGGGGGCTGCCTTCTTCGTCGCGTCCTCGAGCCCCCTTCTCTGATCGAGGAGCGTCTGCAAGTTTTTTAGGACTGAGGGCGTCACGCTCAGAGCCGATCCCGCGGTCGCGATCGCCATCTGGTCATCGAACTCCATCGTCCGGACGCGCTCGCGGTCAGCCTCGGCGACGGATTGCTCCGCGATCGTCGGCACGCCGGCGAGGAGGCCGACGTGAGGTAGGAGTTCCCTGTATTTGCCGCTCGCCCATTTGTGGACTACGATCGTCGATCCGTCCGAGAGATCGACGAGGGCTTCTCTCTTCCCGAGCCCCTCCGGGGTCTTCGCCAAATTCGCCACCGTTCGCCTCCTTCGCCTTCGCCTATTACTCCTGGGGCCGGGCCCACAAGAGCCCGACCCCAGTCCGTTGCGGGATCGTTTAGAGAGTCGCCGCCGCGTCGATGACGTGGAACGTCCCGAGCGAGCCGTTCTCGTCCGACAGGACGTCGAGCTCGAGGGGCATCTCGATCCACTTGTCGCCCAGGCCGAAGGTGATCGCGCCCTTGTTCGTGATGACCGTGTGCGGGAGGGTCATGACGATGCGGGCGCCCTTCGTGGTGAGCACCTGATACTCCGCCTCGAGCTTGATGGGCGTTCCGTCGAACATCTCGAAGGACTCGGTATCGACGTCCTTCGTGAAGTAGATGTGGAACTCGGGAACCGTGGTCTCGTCGGCGAGGGCTCCGCCGGGCAGGACGTAGACCGCCGCAGTGACGAGATCCTGGGCGTAGTCCTTGGCGTTGCCGACGAAGATGTCCAGGGCCGCGGCATGGGACGCCGCCGTCGTGCCCAGCTGTCCACGGGCGAAGGTGACGTCGTTCCCGTTGATGGCCGTGACGCGCAGGATTTCGTTCTGGATCTTGATGAGCATTCCCACCACGAACACGGTGCCGGTGTAGCTGGTGACCGCGCCCACCACGGTCAGGGGATTGGTGACGTTGGTGAAGTCCGTGCTGACGGTGTCGTCGGTGGAGTCCGTCTCGATGGGATCGACGTCGTAGGTCGTGACGGAGCCTTCTTCGTTCGTCGAGCGCACGATCAGGGAGTCGATCCCCGCCATGCCGAGGGCGACCGAAAGGCCCTCGCCGGGGTTCTTCACGATCTTCCCTTCGCGGACCGTCGCGCTTCCGACGTTCTTCCCGATCGAGGAGCCGAAGGCCTTGAGCAGGTTGGACGTCTTGACTTCGTCGAGCTTGACGTCGAGGGTCATCTTGCGCTCGGTGTACTCGATCCGGTCGCGCACGAGGCCCCCGCGGCGGTTCGACTTGTGCTCCAGCTTGGTGATTTCCGGCAGGGCCGAGAGGTCCGCGAGGTTGCCGATCTCGTCCCATGCGGCATCATCGGTCGAGCCGAAGGGACGAACCCACAGGCTCGCCCGCTTGGCGACTCCGTAGTTCCGGGGATCCGCACCGCGGACGTTCACGCTCAAGGGATCGGTCATTGCGATTCTCCTGTCTCAAAAGTTCAAAGACGAGCGACAGCCAAAAACCGGACCGTCGCGGAAGCGGCGCTTTTGTCGTCGGAAAGACGCTGGTAGGGGATGGGGAGTCCCAGGGTCTTGAAGCTGCGGATCTCGAAATGCTCCGTCGTCTGGCCGGCAGCATTCATCTCGAGCCAGACGACAAGCTCCCCCAGCATGTCGGCGGCGTCCTGCAGCGTCTTGGGCACGCGCAGGACAATCAGGAAGTTGAAGGCCAGGCGCGAGCCGCTGGACATCGTGGGATCAATCCCGCTGCCCGGCTGGCGATAGAGCACGATCGCGGGCTCCTTCTTCGCATCGAAGGCTAGGCCGTTGTCGGCGTCGGAAGCGGTGATCGCGATGTCCGCAGCGTCGGGCATGTCGTTCGCGAACAGGTTGCGGTCGAGGACGAGAGCGTAGTCCTTCAGGTCCGGATTCGAGAAGCGGAACCCGTTCGCGATCATCTTCAGAATGTCCGTCTCGATCCCGGACAGTCTCAGGCGGCGAACGCCCATTTATGCAGCCCTCCCTTGCGAGAGGTCGTCTTTCACCAGCTGGGCGGCCACGGCACCGACTTGACCCTGGCGCTCCTGGACGACGCTGGTCAGGTAATACGAGCCCTTCTGAGTGACGGAAGGCGTGAGCAGCCAATGGAATTCGTGGGTCGTCTTGTCGACGAGATAGACGTTTCCGAGGATCGAGATGCACTCGAGGTTGGTCTCCTCGAGCGGGCTCTTGAAGCGGCTTCCCGTGGCCGTCAGGATCGGCGCGAGCGGGATCGCCAGCATCTTCCCATTCTTAGCCGTGATGGTGCCTCCCTGGTCGCGCTGGGCGGCATAGACCTCGGTGAAGCCGAGCGAGACGTTGATCTTCCCGTCGGAGAGGACCACGTCCGTCACCTTGCCCGAGCGGGAGAGATCCCCCGAGCGTGTCTGGGTCTCGAGGTTGATCTGCGCGGCCGAAAGGATGTCGCGGGCGATGGCGTCCAGGGCGCGCATCAGGGACTCGACCACGACGTAGGACGCCTGGTCAAGGCCGCCCTTGACCTTCTCGATGTCTCCCAGGAGTCCGTCCAGATCAAAGCTCAGGCCGTCAGACATCGGGCCCTCCCGGCGGGAAGGTCTTGTCGACCTTCTTGAGCTCGACCTGCTTGTAGGTGGCCGCGAGGTCGATGTCCTCTTCCTCGCGAAAGCGGAGAACCTTGTAGGCTTCCCCGCGCTGATCAACGACGAGGTTTTCCCGGGTGACGTCTTGGATTGCCGTCACCCGGAAGAGCATCGTCGCGTCAGACTGTTCCTCTCCCGCCTGGAGCGAGAAGTTCTTGACCCCGCTGCGCTTGAAGCGGCACTTGATCCGGAGCGGTTCGTTCGTGAGATCGAGGACGGGATCCCAGACGACGTCGGTCGCGTTCTTGCGCGAGCCGAGCCGCTGCCTCCTCAGGGTCACGACGTTTCCGAAGTCGATGTCGAGCATCAGTCGCTCAAGGGCTCCAAGGGGCCGTTGTCGAAGGAATTCACCGGATCACCCGAGAAGGGCGATTGATTGGTCAGGCCGCGGACGAACATCTGGCGATGAGGGTGGCGGACCATGACCGGGGAGCTGTAGAGCCTCCAGAGCTTTTCGAGTTCGTTCCGCGCGCCGGCGGGAAGCTGGCTCGCATCGGCCTTGAAAGTCGTGCTCTGGCCCATGATGGAACGGTTCGTCACCCCTTCGGCCTGCAGCCTCTTGATCGACGCCATCTCGCCGGAAGCCTGGAAGTCGAGAAACTCGAGGAGGGCGTTCGGGACCTCCGGGGGAAGCTCGCCCGTGGGATCCTTCTTCGTGGGGAAGGCGAGAGCCTGGGCGGGGTCCTGCTTGGGAATCCAGGCCTTGAAGCGGTCGATCCTGCGGGAGCCGTCTAGGAGATGCCTCTGGCGGGTGGCCTCGTCGAGGTTGAGCCACGCCAGAGCATTCGGAAAGCCGTCCATGGCCTTGTCGGCATCGGCGAGCGAGAGATACGAATTCGCCGCCGGGTCGCCGATGGTCGCCACGATGTCAGGCATCTATCCTCCGCCAGGGTTTCCCCCGGAGGCCCCTCGCGGGACCCCCGGGGGTTACATGGTTGCTGGAACTACAGGACCGTGGCCGTGAAGAACGCCCCGGGGACGTAGATCACGGGGAGGGACACTTCACCGGCGAACAGCTTGATCCCCGCGGGATCGTCCGTGATGGACGCATAGCTGTAGCGGCCGTTGATGGACTGCACGTCCATCTTGTTCGGCGTCGGGATCACGTCGTCGCCCGACAGGAGCTCGGCCAGGAGGGGATCCGCCGCCGGGATGGCGCAGATCACGCCCTCGGGGAGGAAGCGCTGGAAGACGTCGCTGTCGTCCTTGTAGCCGGCGCCGTACTCCATCCACTTGACTCCGAAGAGCTCGCCGCGGAAGCCGCTCTTCATGAAGGCGATGCCTTCCTGGGTCGACCGGAGGTAGGTCGAGACGAGCTCGTTGTTGATCAGCGCGTCCATGACTTCCGGACCGGCGATGATCGTGTCGATCTCGAAGCCCGAATCCTCGCGGGCCTTCTGACGGAGCTTCGTCACGTCGAAGGAGATCTTCGCGCCCGTGTCGTCCCAAGCGGTGCCGAAGGAGTCGTTCGACAGCTCATTCCCGCCGATCGTGATCTTGTGGCTGGCCGGGAACATGTAGTCGGCGGTGAAGCTGACGCCGTCGATCGTGTCGGTGATCGAGCCCTGCAAGGCCGAAGCCATGTAGAACTCGTTCCGATAGTCGATCCGTCGGCCCATCTTCTTCACCTCGCGGGCCACCTGGTCGGCCGCGATCTTCTGGAGGTTGAAGCTTCCGGGGTTGCGCAGGTTGAGCAGCGTCGAGCCCGGGAGGGGCACGTTCTCAAACGCGCGGGACAGGGTGAGCGGCTGGCGCTTGATCACCTCAGGCGCGATGGTCTTGGAGGGCGACCGCTTGCCGGTCGAGTGCGCCTTCGTCCGGTTGACCTTGATGATGTCGATGACGGCCGACTGGCCTTCGATCGGCGCCTTCGAGAACAGACCGGAATCGATCAGGGGAGTCCCCTGCGGCTTGTAGTCGTTGACCAGCCGGGTCAGGTTCTCCCAATGCAGGAGGGTTTCGTCGAGCATCTCTATTTCTCCTTTGCGTTTTTCTGTTTCACCAAGAAGCCGCTACAGGCGACCTCTCTCCAGGGCCGCCAGGGTTAGCGGAAGTCCACCAGCTTCAGGGCCGCCTGGATGGCGGTCTTGTAGGTGCCGTCCACGTAGATGATCTGGGCGTCATCCACGAATCCGGCGATGATGCCCGCGGCGGGCTTGTGAACGACCGTGCCGCTCTTGTCGCGGAGCTCCAGGAAGTGATCGAGGATCACGACCTCGCCCGCCACGACGTCGACCGCGTCCGGCGCGTCCGCATGGTCCGCGGGGACGTAGCGGCCGTTGCTCCCGAGGAGCAGGACCAGACCGGGGCGGAGGTTCGTGGTGTCGTTCGTGTTGCCGGAATCGACGGAGTCCTTGTCGACCACGACGCCCTCTTTGCGCTGCCAGGCGCCGCCGTCGCGCTTGAACTCCCGGACCTTCTGCTCGACGACCGATCCCATGCCGGGGAAGGAATCGTTTCCGAGTTCGGGAAAGAATCCGCTCATGGTTTCATCTCCAACAATCGTTTTTCAGGTTCAGTCACCCCTCACGGGGACAAGCTGCTGGGGAACTACTTGGCCGCGGGCACCTCCTCCACATGCTTCGAGAAGTGCTCCTTGAAGGCCTTTTCGCGGGCGGCCTTCTCGGCGTCCGCTTCGGTCTTGGGCGACTCGTTCTCGGTGGAGAACTTCACGCCCTTCATGCCGACCAGCTGGTCGAGCAGCGTGCGGAGCTTCTTGGGGAGGTCCTGGGTCTTCCGGACCTCGACCTTGCCGTCCTTCGACAGCGCGAGGGCTTCCATCTCGCCGCGGACGCTGAGGCACTCCTCGACGATGGACATCGCGGCCGGCGGGAGCTTGAGGTCGGCGGCGAGCTTCTTGACGTACTCCTTGTTGGAGGAGAGGCCCGTCGCGATCGACTTCTCCTCGGCCGCGAGCAGCGCGGCCTTCAGGGCCTTCTTCTCCTCGTCGTCCTCGGCCTTCGCGGCCAGGTCGAGCCGCACGGGGGCGGCGGGAGGGCCGACCAGCTTCCCGGCTTCCAGCTTGAAGCCGTGCTTCGGGAGTTCGGCCGCCACGGCCGACAAGGATTCGACAGCCGCACGGCCTTCGGCATCGCGCTTCGCGAGCGCCTCGAAGACCACGGACTCGGTGCTCTCCTTGGGGAGACCGAGCGTTGCGGCGAGCTTCGAAAGGTCCATTCTTGGTTCTCCTGTCACTCGCGCAGCGCGGGGAGTTGAAGGGGCGTCCCGCAAGCCCCACGAATTTTTGGGAAAAGAAAAAGGGCGTGGCGGTGTGTCGGCACCGACATGCCCTTTTTTCGATTCCCGTAAGCCCGGACCCTGATCAGGGGCCCTGAGGCAGCGAAGTTTCTATTTCATCGGAAGCTCCAAAGACTTCAGAAGCGCATCCATATCGACCTTGCTCGACAGCTTCTCCGCCAGCACGTCGGCGGGGTTCTCCCGGTCGTAGTAGGCCGGGCCGCCCGTCATATTCTGGACGTGGTCGTGAACGACCTGGGCCTGCTTGCGAAGGCGCATGGCGGCCTCCTGGGCCTTCGAGCCCGCGGCCTTCGTGTCCGCATGGTCCGCGCCGTGCTTGGCCTTCGACTTCGAGAAGGCGGCGAGCTTGCTCTTCAGGTCCGCATGGAGGTTGTCGTGCTGGGCCATGCAGTCCCCATCCGCGTCGGTGTCGCCCTTGGCGAGCTTGAGCGACTCGGGAAGGAACACGTCGTTCCCTTCGGCGTCCTTGGAGAGGGCGACGAACTCCTTTTGCTCGGTCACGACGGGGAAGTCCGTCGCGTCGATAGCGGTGATGACCTCGTCGTAATGGTTCTTCAGGCTGTCCGTGTGGTCGTACTCGATCACGACCGAGACGCCGTCGATGGCGCCGCTCTCGATCCCCGCTAGGGCCGCCGGAAGCTTCGGCTCGACCACCGCGACCAGGCTCCCCTGGTGCTCGATGAACGGCCCCGTCCACTCGCCCATATTCGAGAGGACGGAGTTCTTATGGCCATCACGGAAAGGGATCTTGTTCCCCGCGGCCTTGTAGCGGGTCGTGTTCTCGATCAGGCGCGAGAGGCGCTCGGGTGTGACGATCACCTCGGTCTTCGTGACTGGGTGATACCACTTGCCCAGATGGATCACGTCCTTCGCGAAGCGGCCGGAACCTTTCGCGGCGAACGCTTCACCCTGATGGAGGAGGATCTGTTTCTGGCTCATGCGACTTTCTCCTTGCGAGGCGGCCGAGAGCCCGGATTGATCCGGTTGATCTGCTCGGCGCCCATCTTGCGGACGGCCTTCGTGACGGCGTAAGGCTTGACGTTGAAGAACTGCGCGGGGATGGCGTTCGACGCTTCGACCTCGGTATCGACTTCTTCGGAGTCCTTCAGGACCACGACATAGGGCTGCAGGCCGTGGCGACAGTGAGGATGGAACTTCGGCCCGCCGTTGGGCACGCTGGAGAGCTTGGGGAAGCCCAGCGGATCGGTCCCGAGGCCGATGAAGAACACGCGGCCGGCGAAGACGGTGCAGACATCCGGCTCGCCCACGCGAGGAGGATTCGAGATCCGGACGTGCTCGACGCCGTTGTGGCGGGACCGGACCTTGATCCCAGCCCCGTGACCGCCCGAGATGAGGCCGCCACCGATCATCCCCGCCTGATCCGCCACCTTGGGCAGCCTGGAGCCCTCAGACGAGGCCCAGCCTTCGCCCAGGCGCTTGATCTCGGTTACCAGGTCATCCGGGAAGCCCAGACCCCGCAGGCCGCGTATGGCGGCCGGGGAAGGGCCTTTCAGGACGAGATCGGCAAGGTCCCGCTCGACGGTCTGCTGGGTGAGGCCTCCCAGGACCCCCTGATTCCTCATCCCGAGGAGTACCCCCTGGGAGCGGGTGACCACGCCGGTCAGGGAGGAGAGGATCTGGGCTTGGAGGACGGCAAGGCGCGCGCTGGCGTCCGAGATCAGCCCCGCGAGCATGACCCCAGAATCCTTCGACTTGTCGGTCGCCACGTCCCCGAAGGAGGATGCCCGGTCAGGGTGCGCGACGTCCTTCTGGGAGGAAATTCCGTCTACGGCATTTTCCTCGCCGAGCATGAGGGACGCGCTCGCCCAGTCGCGGATCCACTTCCGGACGACGGTCTGACGGTAGGGGTCAAGCTGGCCGACGAGAGCCTTCAGGCGCAGGAGTAGACCCGTGCGCTGGGCCGCTCCCGGGCGTCCAAGCCCGAGAGCGACCTCGCGCAGAATCTTATCCCAGACCTGCCCATAGTATCCCTCGAGCGCGGCGACCGAGTCGCGCGTGCCCAGGAGCCAGGACAGGTCTTTCGCGTCGGACATTAGGCGACTTTCCTCCGGGCGACGAAGAAGACAAGATCGAGTCCGCCCAGATTTCCGGAATCTCCGAAATAGGCGAGGATCGTCCCGTCTCTCTTTACGGAGATGTAAGAGGTCTGCCCTGCGAGATAGGCGAGGAAGTAGTCCTCGACGAAGTCGAAGACGCCGTGAACTACCGATCCGACCCCAGCGACGAGCGCATTAGGACCGCCGGTTACGAAGGTAAGTTGCTTGCCGTTGACGTCGGAAGCTGGGACGTTCTCGAAGAGAATAGGATTGGGAACTCCGCCATCGACTTCGGCGGCGCCGCCCCCGACGGTCGGAGTCACGGTCAGGGCCACCCCCGGAAGGGCTTGGAGAACCTTGACGGTATTCGAGGCGTCCGAATAATCCGCGTTGCCGTGAGAGATGAGCTTCATACCGAAGGCGTATTCGTAGCCCTCCTCGATTGCGACGCCCGTGTCGACCTCCGAAGAATCGTTCGTGTCGGCGTCCTTGGCGACGCGAGCATAGGCGATCCCCCAGGAGCCTGCACTCGACCCCGTTCCCCCAGGAACGACCAGCCAGCGGCCGGGCTTTTCGACAGCCCTGGCCGCCGGCTTGATGACGGTGGTTCCGTCATGCGTCGCCGTGCTCCTGCCGTCGAAACGCCAGGACACCCCCGTCGATTCGATCAAGGCGAGACTCTGATCGCGCGGGGAGGGAACCTCCCCGACGTCGGTAGCGTCTGCGCAGGACAGGACGCGGATCTTCTTCGACATTTCGATTACTCGATGAAGATGACCTCGAGGGTATGGCTCGCGCTCCAGTCGGTCGAGCCCGCGTTGTCGAGAACGACGTGGCCGCCGCTGATCGTCACGGCGCCATCCCAGGCAACATCGACTCCCGGCGTCGTGGTCACGCGCACGCGCGCGAGGACCGTCGCGGGAGTGAAGTCGAGCTCGAAGTGCATGTTTCCGAGCGCGACTTCGACGGCAGTCGGGACGCGGCTGGCAACCGCCATGCGCCGGTTCTTGGTGAGCGAGCCGCCGTACATCGCGGACGCCGCCCAGGCGTTGTTCGAGCCCGTCAGGGTCTCGGTGCAGGTGAGCACCATGGGCCGGGACTTCCTGCCCATGATCATGAACTCGTTGTCGCCGATCTCGCGGGCCACGATGTCCTCGGTCGTCTCGGCGTTGATCGTGGCGACCATGGCGTCGGAGACGTCGTCGGCGGTCGGATCGACCCCCAGCTGCTCGGTCCCGAAGGTCGTGGCGTCCTTGGCGACGTTGGTCGCCGCCTCAGCCAGGGTGTAGGCGTTGCCCGGGGTGCCCGCGATGATGGCCGAGAGGATGCACTTGTCCGTGCTGCTCTTGGCCGCCGTGCAGATCGTGTTCGTGACCGTCGGAGTGCCGTAGGCGATGCCCCGGCCGGCTCCGCCGTTGATCGCGGCGACGAGGTTGTCGATCGTCCCTTCGGCGTTGACCGCGCTGATCAGGACGTGGCCGTCGACCTGGGTGAGCGTGGTCTGGAACGTGTAGACCTTGCCGTTGATCGTGATCGTCTCGGTGTCGGAGGGCTGGCCGGTGAAGGTCAGCTTCGCCTTCGCCTTGCGCGTCGCGCCGCCGGTCAGGTCCACGGGGATATGGCCCGCCGTGACGGCGAGGTCGTCCCTGGTGGCAAGCTCGTAGGTGTCGGCACCGATGACGACGACCTGGGCGTTCACGCCCGCTGAGGCGACCCGAAAGACGTTGATGGCTCTCTGGCCTTCGATTCGCGGAAACTTGCTCGACATGGTTCGGTCTCCTATATCAAATCAAAAGAAAGTCAGGCTCAGTCCCGGGCACTCCAGCAGACGATGTCCGTCGCCGCGGGATTCGTCCCGCCGGCGAACTCGCCCTTAATGCGCGTGGTCGACTGCGTCCACTTGGTCGTCGCAGCCTTGAGAACGCCCGTCGCGTCGAACACCTGGATCGACAGGATCTTCGGCGTGGTCAGCTTGGTCGGGATCATGATCGCGGTCGCCGCGACGTCCAGAGCCGTAACGGTGTAGCGGCCGGAATCGAGATGCTTCAGGCTCCCGGCTTCGCCGCCCAGCATGAACCCGCTCGTCTGGTCGATGATGTTCGTCCCGCCCGTGAGCGACGCCGAGAAGGCGACGTTCCCCGCGGTGCCGTAGTCGTGGGCTTCCAGGCGCACGACCTTCGAATCGATGGCGTCGATGTAGGCGTCGATCTGAGGGGTCGGAGGATTCGCCACGATGGCCGCCTGAAGGGCGAGCGCCGTAGCCGGACCGTCCATGCCGACGTTGACCTGGACGTGGCCTGCGCCAGCGGAGCCCGAGGTCCGGAACTCGTACACCTTATCGCCGATGGTGATCGTGTCGCCGTTGACCAGAGAGCCGAACGCGGCGATCCTGACCGCGCCGTAGCTCTTGTTTCCCGGGAAAACCGTTTCGCCCATCTGTCTATCCTCTCTCGTTACAGAAGCTCGTCGGACTCAAGCAGCGCGACCGCGAGGGCGGCCGTATCTTCTCGATACTGAATCACCGGGACCGGCGGATGAACCTTGGGCGCCACCCGCGGGCGGATATAGCCCAGCCATGCGCCGCCGTCGTTCTTCTTCGGAGGAACGGGGATCACGACAGGAACCCCGCGGAAGAAATCCGTCGAGAAGAGCGAGGCCTTCCAAAACTCTCCGCGCCAGAAGACGCCTCCGGTTTCGGAGACTGACCCCTCGACTCGTATCCCGGCGAACATCGAAGTCGTAAAGAGTGCTCCAGCCCAGAACGATCCGCTGAACATTCTCATGGGTAGGCCACCGCGATACGGTTCCCGCTGGAGTCGATGGATGCCGAGACGCGCGGAGTAGAGCCGTCCAAGCCCTTGAAGACGGGCGAGCCAGGATCTCCGCTAGACTTCCCGGCGGTCGTAGCAGCCATGATCTGCCAAGCTTCGCGCGGCGTCTTGCCATCGATCGCTCCCGCGCGGTCGAGGAACGCATCGGCATTCTCATCCGACGTCGGGGCGGCCGGAATTCCCGCAATATCCGCTGGGGTCGCCCTCGTCGAGACAGCGGCATCGAGGTTATCGAGCCGAGCGTCTGCCGTGGCGACTCTGGACAAGACGTCCGCATCGAGCGCGGCGATGTCTGCGGTCGTCGGAAGCGCGGCGACAGCGGCCGAAGTCGCAAGCCCAGCCTGGATCTCCGTCACCGCGTCAGCCTTCACAGCCGCCGCCGTGATCGCATCCGTCGCGATGTCGTTGACGTGGGAGTCCATCTTTCCGCCGACGAGGGCCGCGGGAAGCCGCGTCTGGATGTCGTCGGTGTCGGCTTGGACGGTCGCTAGGGCCGACGCCGTCGCACGAGTCGATATGTCGGCGTCAAGATGCGCGAGCTTCGTCGAGTTCGCGTCAAGATACGCCTGGATGAGAGCGAGAGTAAGAACTCCGTCGGCGGTCGACGTGAACTCAAAGATGAAGCCGCGGTCTGCATAGGTGGGAACGGCAACGCGAAGTTCGTATTCCCCATCCCCCCCAGGCGTCCACGTAACCTTGTACCTTCCAGCGCGAGTGCTGGAGTTGATCTCCGTGACGGTCACGGCCGTAGCGTCGACCGCGCCGTCCTTCGTCAAGTTCTTCGTCGTGAAATCTGAGCTGACAAGGCCGGTCTTAGGCGTAATACCGTCCGTGTCGAAGACGGTAATAACCCGAGTACACAGGACGCCGGTCTTGATCAGGTCGCCCATTTGTTAATAAGCATAGGCCCAGGCCAGGCTGTCTTTCCAAGAGGTAATAACAAAGTCACAACCGGGAACCGTCAGATGGATTCCGTCTCCAGCGAGGTACTCGGGATGCGCAGAGACCAACGTCCATAGATCCGGGCCCGCGACAACTCCGGGCAGGACGCCCCAAATCGAATTGGCGATGACCGTGTTCTTTGCGGGGATGTTCGTGTGCCAGGGATCGGCGGAGGCATACATGATCTTCGGGACGACCGGAGTCTTCCCGGCCGCAACGACCTTCGCGATCATCGACGTCATGTTCGAGAGGAAGGTCGCATCGCTGACGCCGTTCCCCGCGTCGTTCGTACCGAAGGCGAGAACGACGACATTAATGCCTGGAGAAGTAGAGCCCGCCAGAAGAGCGTCGATAGCTGCAAGCCCGTCGGCACTCGTCGTGCCGTTTACGGCTGCGTTATAGACCGTAGGCAAATGCCCATAAGCGGCTTGAACGAGATTCCTAAATTGCAGAGTCGGAAAGACGGTGGGGAAACCAAGTAAGTAGTTCCCCCACGTTTCTAGGGCGATGGAGTCCCCAAGAACGACGACCGATCCTCGCTGCGGGGTGACTGAGAACCGAGACGGCGAGGCTCCCTTTACGTTCATTCTATCCAGCAAATTTAGAGAGCGTGAGGATGCTTCCGGCCTTAATACCGGCTCCCGTTCCGCCATTCGAGCGAATCTGGAGACTGGTAATATTGGTGGAACCGTCGTTCCAACGGTAATCGCCTTCAAATTGCTGATCCACACCACCAATGCCGATCATCGAACTTGAATGTCCGGCCCGTGGCAGGCCGTCGATCTTGGAGCCCATGAAATCGGCGTCGATTGTGGAGACTGATCCGGCAGTTGAAAGCGCCGTCAGCGCCATTCCCGCGATAGTGAAGACGCTGAGCGAGGACCCCAGATTGATAAAGAAGCCGCACTTCATGTTCGTATCGGCTATCGAATTGGGCCGAAGGAAGATGCCGTCTCCGGAATGTCCAGATAGAATTTTCCCTTGCAGGTAGTAGGTCCCGTCTACGTCGACATTTAGCCCTGAGAAGACGACGGAATCGGTATCAACCGCAACCGTGATCGTTTGAATCGTAACGAGGGTAGACGTGACAATGCGAGTCCAGTCCGTATCGCCCGCGCCCGTTTTTGACCAGACGACCCCATCATTACGGACATATATCGACGGGATCGAAGCGGCAACGCCGCCGCCCGCCGAAGGGTCTACGCTTCCGGTGTAGAAAGTCACAACGCTACCGAGCGAAGCGGGATCGACGCCCTGAACGGCGGCGGATACCCGCTTGAGTAGGTAGCCGTCCGGAATTCCGGCGAAGCTAAGAATCGTCGGGCCGCCCGTCTCGCGGATCTTTCTCGCCGGGGCTTGGTCTAGAGCTTGCGTCATGCGCCACCGCCTTCCGACGGCTTGATCTCGGCGCTGATGATCTTCCCCTCGGCGTCCTTCTTAAATTCGACGGTCTTCTTGTCGCCGGGCTTCAGATTGAGATCCGCTTTGATGTTCGTGTCGCCCAAATTGACAACGGTGTCGCCCATTTGGACAGCGGGAGCTGCGGCGGGTTGGACGGTCACGGGGACCGTAACGACAGGAGCAGCCGGGGCGGGGTTGTTGATCACCGTTTCATGGTGGTGATGGACTTCCTGGGGAACGACGGGCGCCGGATCGGGCTTCTTCGCGGCAAGCTCGAGGGTCCGCTGGCGCTCGAACTCCGCATACTGTGCGCGCAGCTTCGCGTCGACCTTGCCCATGATGTCGGCCGACAGCGTCTCGGTATTGATCTCGCCGAGGTCCTCGCCGTAAGTCATGCGCGAAAGGTCGTCGTTCGGCTCCTTCGGAGGCGTTCCGCCGCCGCCGGCGTCCATCGCCGCTTTCTGCATCTGGTCATTCTGGTCGTTGATCTCTTGCTGCTCCGCCTCGAGCTCGGCGAGATCCTCGGCGCTCGGCATCGGAACGTCGAGTTCCTTCATGATCGCGGGGCAGTCGAGGCGCTTATAGAGCGGGATGTTCTTCCCGCTGCCTAAGGTCATCTCCTCGTCGAAGGCCTTGAACAGGATGTCCTTCAACATGGATTTCATTCCGGCCGACAGGCCGCTGACGACGAGTCGGGTCTTCGACTCCTCGAAAGCCTGCTGGCCGAAGTTGTAGATCACCAGCGGATTGACGTACTGCTCGTTCACGTAGTCGAAGAAGTCGTAAAGGATCGACTCCAGGAACTCGGCGTGTTGATCCTGCTGGACCCCGGCGTCCTTGGTCCCGAGGCCGCTCCCTGCGTGGGCGCCGCCGACGCGCGGGGGAGTGAGGAGGGCCTGGAGGATCTGGCCCGACTTGTACTTCAGATAGCTTTCGAATTGATCGCCGCGCTTGTCGTCGTGCTTAAGCTCGACGTCGTATTTGTAATTCCCCTTTTCGTCCCGATCGCTCGGAAGCACGACGCCATTCCCGCCCTTGAACATGCGGAGCACGCCGCCGATGAACTCAAAGCCATCAACGCGCGTGCCGTCCGGCATCAGGAGGCTGTCGAGCAAAGCGCGACCGATCGGCGTGGGATCGCCCTTCGTCTCGAAGTAGCGGTTCGCATACATCCCGATCGCCTGCTTGTCCCACCAGTCGGTATAGGCCTGATCGAACATCGCGCGGCCGGTGAGGCGCCCGAAATTGTCGTCCTTCGCGTGCGTCCAGAGACCGACGCGCTCCGGGCCGACCAGGTCGGTCGGATTCTGCATGGCCGGGCTGAGATAGGCGTACTGCTGCACGCCGTCCCACTGGTCGGTCAGGGGATCAACGTGAAGGACGACGGTACGGGGATCGATCGACTTGAAGCGGTCGAACGTCCAGGCCATCGGGATCTTGACGACCTCACGCGACGCGCCGATCTTGTCCTCGATCTCGATCGTCACGGGACCGGACTTCCAGACCTTCTCGGTGACCTGATACCCGAAGCCGATCGCAAGGGATGCAGAGCGGGCGATGGCGCGGAAGTGAGTCCGGAAGATAGAATCGACGAAGGCCTTGATCTTCTCGTCCCGGCTTTGGACGGTCCACTGGGCATTGATGAGCGGACCGCGATTCACCGCCGAGCCGAAGGCGACGTCGGGATCGTTCCGCATCACCAAGCGATTGTTGATCGTGACGGCTTTCGGCTGAAAGAGGCCGATCGTGTCGACGACCTTGGCATAGATCTGGGTAATGAAGTGCTGGCGCAAGACGGAGCCGGGAACAAGCGGAGCATCCGCAGGCGAGTCCGTCGAGAGCATTTGACGCAGGCCCGTCAGGAGTCGACCGATCGCGCCCATCAGGCGAGCCTCCCGGTTCCGAAGACACGAGCGCCGGGAACCGCGAGACCCGTAAAGCCCGCGGGGATCTTGACCGGGCCAGGCGAGCCCGCCAGATGGTTGTAAGCGTGAGCCGCGGCGTCGATCATGTCGATCAGCCCGGCGGGGAAGCTGTTCGCCTCTTGGACGAAGTCGAGGTTCCAGGGGGCTTTCCGCATCGTGAAATTGCCGATCCCCGCCTGAGCTGCCATGCCTTCGGCGCGCATCTCCTTCGAGCCGTCACGCGAGGCCGGAACCGCGATGACATTGAAGCCATCGAGTAGACGCTTGATCTCCTCGACCTGCGCGGGACCGCCAGAGCCGGGCTCCTGTTCGATGATGATGGGCACGCTCTTACCGTCGCGCTTCGCGGTCTCATGGATGCGCTTATTCCGCTTGCCTGGAGAGAGCCG